CGGCGGCCTTGTAGCGGTCGGTGATGGGGTCGGTTTCGTTGGCCGCGCCGCCGGTGAGGCGGTAGCGGGCGATGTCGCACACCACGGCCGTGAGCGCCTGGGGCGTGGTGGCCAGCGGCAGGGCGTAGCGCGCGGCGAGGTAGGATTCCGCCTCGCTGGAGGCCCGCTCCAGGGCCTCCAGCGCGACGGTGCTGTCCACCGCGCCGGCGTCCTCGCGGTCGGTGAGGGCTATTACCTCCTGGGGACCGTAGGCCGCGATGAGGTCGGACACGGTGGCGTAAGCCATTTACTTATTCCCCTCCGCCTTGCCCGCGGGCTTGGCCGGCTTCTTCTCCTCCTGGGCGTCCACCTCCTCCACCAGCAGCATGGGCTCGGCCTTGATGGCCGCCAGCTGCTCGGCGGTAAGCTCGTCCTCGCGCAGCTCCGTGGGCTGGGAGCCGAAGCACCGGCCCCCACGGCAGAAGCGGCCGCCGGTGACGCTGGGCACGGCCTGAATCCGGATGACCTTCGCCATGGCGCGCCTCCCTTACGCCAGCCAGGGCGTCACGAGCGGGTCAACCACGCCCTGGTTGATGTTGTCCTGGCCGTTGGCCAGGCGGGTGGACTTGGTGATCTCCAGGATCCTGGTGCGCAGGCTGGGCGGACCGGCCAACACGGTGGGCTTGATGCCCAGCGGACGGCCGCCGTCGGCGGTGAAGCTGCACATGGCCGCATAGGCGGCGTTGAAATTGTCCGCGGTGAGGTCGGCCTTGCTCATGTAGGCCAGCTGCCAGAAGCCGTAGCCGGCGTTGCAGCGGTAGCGCACGCCGTAGCGGAAGGTGTCGGTGTCGAAAACCTTCTCGTCCTTGATGTCGGTCATGGTCGTCAGCTCGGGCTTGGTGCGCTCCTGGAAGATGATCGGCTTGAGCACGCGGCTGGTGTCCAGCAGGTACCAGGGCGCGCCGGTGCCCTCGACGTAGTTGGCCACGGTCGCGGCCGCGCCGGTGCCGTCCACGTTGGGGTACACCGGGTGGTCAACGTCGAAGAAGTACTGCCCGTCGAAACAGGCGGTCGCGTTGCCGGCCTTGAGCAGGGCGAACACGAGGATGTCCGGGTGCGTCTTGGCGGCGCGGCCCATCTCGCCGACGAGCGGCTTGAACACGCCCACGTCGTCGTCTTCGATGGCCGTGCGGGGCACGCCCACCGTGCTTTCGTACAGCTTGTTGGTGATGGCGTAGCCGTGGGCGGCCATGTCCTTAACCGTGCGCGGACCCACCCATTCGATGAGCTGCGGGAACTGGCCCAGCCAGCCGTAGGTGTTGGTCTTGGAGCTGGAGGGCACCGGGGTGGCCACGGAGGGCCAATCCGAAGGGGTTTCGCCGAACACGCGCTGGAACTCGGCCTTGTATCCGGTCATGAGCGCGGTGAGCAAAGCAGGGGTGACGATGGCCATTTACTTGACCTCCTTGGCCTTCAGGAAATCTTCGTGGGTCATGCCCAGCTGGTCGGCCGCGTAGATCTCCTCGCTGGTGAGCGCGGCCACGCCTCCGGCCGGGGGCTGCCCGCCGGGCAGGCCGGCGGTCTGCATGCCGGAGAGCGCCGCCACGGGCGCGGCGGCGGTGAGGTAGGCGGTGAGCGCGGCCTCGTCCTTGGTCCCCAAGGCACGGGCCCAGCCCTCCAGCCCCTTGGTGAGGCGGCCGTCGGCCAGCGCGGCCTGGACCAGGCCGTCCACCTTGGACGCCTGGCCGGCGTTGGCCAGCTCCGCCACCTTGGCCGTGAGCGCGGCGTTGGTCTGCTGCAAGGCCGTGAGCGCGGCCAGGGGCGCGAACTTGGCCGGGTCCGGCGGGCTCGCGACCTGCGCCGTCAGCGCGGCCAGCTGCTCATTCTTGCCCTTGAGCAGCGCCAGCAGGTCCACGCCCGCCGCGGCGGCGTCGCCGCCCTCGGCCAGCTGGGCCTTCAGTTTGTCCAGCTGCGCGATGACTTCCTCCGCCGTCGCGGCGACGGGCAGATTGAGCATCCAGCGCAGGCGTTCCAACAGTTCGTCCATGGACTCCTCCGTTGCGGTTGCGGTGATGGTTTCAGGGAGCAGCGCGGCCAAGGCGACGGCATCCATGCCGTCCACGGCCGGGTTGTTGGTGAGCGCGACGCTCAAGATGTCGAGCACCGCGCCGGTGGACGCGTCGAAGCGGAAGACGGGGGAAATGTAGCGGTATTCGTCGGCGGCGATGAGGTCGCGCGCCCGAGCCGTCCAGCTCACGGCGGCGAACAGGCCGCGTCCGGGCGCATAGCTCACGGCCGTGAGCCACCCGGAGGCCGGAGCCGGCAGGCCGTTGTCGCGCGCACGCAGCAGCTGGTGCTCGTAGTCCACCATGAGCGGGGTTTCGCGCGCCGCCACGGCGGCGGCGAGCCCGACGGCGATGTCGGCGTCTATGCGCCAGGCGGTGAGCTTGCCGTCGGTGAGGCTGGCTGGCCGGCCGTCGCGCGAGGCGAAGGGGCCGTCCGGGAAGAGTTGGGCGTTCATGCCCGCGGGCATGGCCCCTGCGGAACTGTCCAGGGCCGCGCCGGCCACGCCCCCCGCAAGGGGCATGACCAGTGCGGCGACGTGGCGGTTGGAATCGGGGTGCTTGCGCTTCATGCCACCGGTTTTACGGTGGCAGATGGGGGCGGGACAGGATGAAGGGTTTCAGTAGGCGGCCCCCTCGGATCGGGCGGTTCGTCTCTCCCCTAAATCGGGCCGCTCATGCCGTTAGCGTGCCGTTAGAATCGCAAAGCATACGGCGAGCGCCCTAGGGTTGCCCCAACGCCCGCGTGACGGCCCTGCGCACGCTGGACTCAATTTCAGCTTCCTCGGGTTTACCGATGCCCAGGAAGGGCCGGGCCGGGATGTCACCCCAGGGAATGGGCATGCCGCCCCCCTGGGCGCGCCCGGAAAGCCAGCCGCCCACGGTGGCCCCGCCGCGCGCGGTGTAGTTGCGCTTGTTGCCGCGGCCGCCTCGCGTGCCCCGCTTGGCCGTGCCGTAGGCCCCTTTCTTCGCGCCGTACTGGTGCGTGCCGGCGCGCTCGTCACTGGTGCCCACGCGGGCGAAGTCGCGGCCATGCTCGGTGTGTATGCTGGAGGCCAGCCGTCCCGTCACCTGGAGCATCTTGCCCGTGTGCCCCGCCTTGGCCCGGCGGGCCTTGGTGAGCGCCGAAAGCCCCGGCCACTTCGCGCCCGTAACCGGGTTCTCTTCATCCGCGAAAGCCCGGTCCACCGCGCCCTTGAGCACCTCGGCTAGGTCGCGCGTCAGCGGCGTCATGTCCCGGCCGAGCGCCTCCAGGCCCAAGAGGCCGCGCTCCACCTGGCTGATGTTGACTTCGATTTCGATCATGCGTATTTAATCCCTAGACCCCGTGGGCGTACCCGAAGCTGGTAGTAATCGGGCGGATGGAGTTCCGGCTCCACCCGGTATGCGGTGCAAGTCCGCCCCCGCGGGGTTATTTTTTTGCCCAAAGAACGGCGAGCCTGGATTCGCCCACCGGGCGCATGCCCACCTCTCCTACCTCCATCATGTTGACCACTGCGTCAAAGCGCCCCAACTTCTTGAGGCCGCGGGCGTCTTTGGGCCGCATGGGCACGTCCACCACCACCTTGAGCACGCGGTCGGACTCCGCCGCCGGGCAGACGTACACCAGGTTGGCGTTGTCCGCGTCCCAAAGCACGGCCGTGGCCTCGTCCAGCAGCTCGGGCAGGCGCAGGATGTCCTCCCGCGCCGGAGCCGTGCTCATGGCGTGATGCTTGGCGCTGTCCGCGTGCAGGATGCGCTTGGCGCTGGCCGTCACCACTTGCACCGGATCGCCGCCGGCATCGCGCACGGCCTGGGCCACCTCCGTGCGCATGAAATGCACCACCTGCGTCTGCGCCGCGCCGCCGCGGCGGCTATCCAGCACGCCCTCGGCGAAGTCCTCCCACGCCGCGCGCCGGGCCGGGTTGCCATTGAGCGCCTGCACGGCCTGGGCGCGCAGATGCACGTCCTGCACCAGGGACAGCTTGCGCGCGGCCTCCATATCCAGGCCATAGGCCGCCTGGCCGGGGTTGTACGAAAAGCCGGGGTCGGTCCAGACCACGGGGGAGTCCGGCCCGGCGTCGGTGCGAAAGCCTTTAACCTGGCGCGTGGTGACTTCGCCCGTGCGGCGGTCCACCACGTCCACGTCGCGCGTGGTCATGCGCTCGGCTCCGGACTCCGGGGTGATGCCCTCGCGCTCCAGGCCCACGTCCGAAAGCGCCTGCACGCGGCAACGGCAATTCCAGCCGTTGGGCGGGTAGTGGCTGCCCCAAAAGGCGTCGTCATGGCGGAAGGTGCGGCCGTTGAGGAGTCGGTGCGCCGGCCGGGTGCGCTGGTCCAGCACGGCCACGTAGCGCCACCAGGGCCGGTTGTCGGCGTTCTCCAGCATCTGCTTGTACCGCCCGGCCTGGTAGGCGGTCTGCACGTTCTGGCGGTAGATCAGATTGAGGCGGGCCGGGCCGCCCGCGCCCTTGCCCCACCAGCCCTTGGCGCGCAGCACCGGCTCCAACTGCTGGCGGAACCACTTCTCGCCCTTGCCTTCGGCCAGCACGGTCTTGAGCGCGCCGCGGATGTCCTCCAGCACGTCCATGCGGGCCACGCCGGACACGGTGAAGGATTTAGCCTGGGCTTCCTGCCACACGTCGTGCCAGTTGAACGTGATCTTTGCGCCCTTGGACTCCAGATAGCTTATGGCGTCCTTGGGCGGCAGGCCCAGGGCGTAGGAGAGACTTACCCCTTCTGGCATAGCTTCTCGCCCTCTGCGAACACGGCGCGGCCCTTCTCCCACGTGCTATCGGCTTCCTTCCACAGTTTCTCGGCACGTCCCCAGTCTCTGGCTTGAGCCGCGTTGCTGCCTTCCGTCGACAGTCTTTGCGCCCGTTTTTCCAGAGACTCCCACCGTACAAAGAGCATATCCCGTTGGGTCGGGCCGAACACCGGCAGTTTGCGGATGAGCAGGATCAGCTCGTCCTTTGTGAGGTCCTCAAGCTCCAGCTTCATGGCCTAGCTCCCGGCGCAATGCGGATGATGCGCCCGACGGCGACGCCCACGGGGCCGATGGCCAGCAGGCGGAAGCACAAAAAGCTGGTTCTGCTTTCCGCTTGGTCCCAGCACCAGGCGAACCGGGCAAAGCGCCCGCCGGGCAAGGTGGTGCCCCAGGGGCGCGAGAAGTCCGCCACCAGTCGCACAAGCCAAGGCCCTACAAAGAAGTTCCGCGCGTAAGCCATGCCCTACGCCCCCTCGTTTTCGGCCGTCAGCCTGCCCCAGACATCGGCCAGGAAGATGGCCCGCGCCAGCAGTTCCTCCAGGGCGCGGGTGTCCAGACGGGGGAACTCGCCGGCCAGGGAGGCCAGCAACTCCTCCGGGGTTTTGCCGTCCTTGAGCCCGTCCACCAGGCTGGCCGTGAGCGCCTCGGCAATCTTCTGCATCGTGGCCTCGGGCACGCCCATGGCGTCAATGGCGTCCTGATCCTCAAACGCCGGCGTCCCGCCCCGCCCCATGCCGGCCGTCAACGCCGCGGTGGCGGTGGCGTTTTCTAACGGCCTCCCCCCGACGTTCGCCGCGAGCTTCAACACGGGCTCGTCGCCCTCGGGTAGGGGAATGCCGGTCTTCTCGTGGGCCCAGGCCTCGGGGATGCGCATGCACTGCGCCAGCTTGGGCAGGGCCTCGGCCAGCTCGGTGAGGTCCGCCGGGTCCGAGCAATCAAAGACGAAGTACGGCAACAGCGCCGGGTCGCTCACGCCGCAATTCAGCACGGCCAGCGGCATGAGCAGCTGCTGGGTGATGGTGCCGGCGATCTGCCGGGCGTCGCTGGCCATGATGTCCCGGCGCACGTCGTCGTGTATCTTGCCCAGGGCGTTGGTGCTGCTCTTGCCGTCGGCCTGGCTGGTCAACGTGCCGCCCAGGATGGCCTTGCTCTGGCCGCGCTCGCAATGCTCCAGCATGGCCACGAAAGGGGCCTGGCTGCCCTTGGCCGCCTCCTTGAATTCGATGAGCATGCCCTCGGGGATGATGCCCGCGGCGTCGTGCCCGATGGCCTGGATAGCCCGGCGCAGGGCGGCCTTGTCCTCCTTGCTGGCCGTGGTCGGATAGGTGCCCACGCGCAGGGGCAGGCCGTGTATCTCCAGGAACTCGGCGAAGTCGCCGCGCGCGTAGCCCTTCAAAAGGTATGTCCACACCAGCACGCGGAACAGCCCGCTCTTGGCCAGCCAGCCGGACATGCTCCGGTGGCGGTGCAGCACCCAGCCCAGGGGCTGGAACGGCTGGCCCTCCGGACTGCCGTCACGCAGGCGCAGGCTGTCGCCGTCGCCGCCAAGGTGCGCGGGCAGAAGCTGGAACCAGGTCTGCGGCCGGCGGTGCAGGCACGTGGGGACATGCGCCTTGCCGTCCCAGCCCCATTCGATTTCCAGGGCCGAGAAGCCGGGGCCGATGGCGTCGGCCATGTCCAGCACCATGTCCTCGAAGTCGGGGATGCTGTCGAACTGCTCGCGCACGGCCTCGGCGACGGCCTGGGCGCGCTTGTCCGGGTTCTTGGGCGTGCCGGAGCCCTTGCCGGGCAGGATGTTCCACTGCGGCCCCAGGAGTGCGCGGCGGCGTTTGGACAGCTCGGCATGGATATGCTCGTCGCGCTCTTCGATGTCCTCGAACAGCCGGAGCATGTCCAAAATATCGCCTTCATCCGCGTTGACCAGGATGCGTTGCAGACGGCGCGGGGTGAGGCCGTTCGTCAGGCTGGCCAGGTACTCGCTGCGCAACAGCGGCAGGGCGTCGGATTGCAAACCACCCGTCGGCCCCTTGGCCCACTGGCCGACGGCCGTCTTGAACCGGTCAATAATCGTCGTCATCTTCATCGGTGCGGCTCCAGAGGTTGCGGGAATTCGGGCCGGAGTCCTTGGGCACGGCCTCGAACGCCATGGTGGTGAAGCCGCCCACGGCGATCTCCCACAGCATGTGCACGGCGTCCGGCCCGTCGTCATGGTCGGCCAGGGGGAAGTTGCGGAACTGCTCAATGAGCGTGTTCTGCGAGGGGTGCAGGCGGATGCGGCCCTGCGCGAAGTAGGGTTGTAGGCTTTCGATGCGCAGGGCCTTATCCGCTATGGGCGTCACCGCGCGGGCGGGGATGACCATGTGGCGCTCGGCCGCGCGGCGGATCAGCTCCGTGCGCAGGAACTCCTGAAACTGCACGGCCTCCACGGCCCACAGCAGGCAGCGGTACTTGGCGTGCATGGCCAGCACGTCCTCGATGATGCGGTCCGGCAGGCGCTTGCGGATCGCCGCCTCCACCACGTCCAGGGTGCTGGTCTCGCGGCACCAGCCGCCCACCACGATGGCCGAGGGGTCGCGGCTCTTGCCCAGTTTGCCCAGGCTGGGGTCCACCGCGCCGAAGAACAGCCAGTCGCGCCGGATGTCCACCCAGAAGGTGATGACCTTGAACGGCGCGTCGTCGCCGCTGCCCGGCGCGTTCTGCTGCTCGGAGTCAAAGGCGTCGTGCCCGTCGCGCGCGCGCTTGAGCATGAGGCTGTAGAGCGGCCGGGCGGACGGCCACGAAACCGTGGCGCCTGCCTCCATGTCCGCCACGCGCTCGCCGTAGAACGCCAGCGCCGCGTCCTCGCCGTCATTGAGCAGCCGCTCTTCCCACTGGTCCCACAGGTCCATGCGGTCCGGCCACTGGAGCATGGCCCGGAAGCGCTTGTGCCGCCATAGCGGCGCGGCCAGGAGGCGCGAAAGCACGGAATCCAAATGCAGCACCGTGCCGATGACGAAGACGTCCATGGTGTCCCCGGCTTCGCCCAGGGACAGCACGGTGCGGCGCAGCCACTGTTCCAGCTTGTCCCGCTGCTCCGGGCTCTTGACGTTCTCGTCGTTCTCCAGGTCGTCGCAGATGACCAGGTCCGGCCGGTGCGGGCCGTGGCGCAGGCCGCGCATGCGCTTGCCCGCGCCGAAGGCCTGTATCTTCACGTTCCCTGCGGTGATGATGACGCCCGCGTTCCACACGCGGCCCTGCCCGGTGTGGTCCGGGAAGTCCAGGGCCAGGCGCGGGTTGACCTCCAGCTCGGCCTTGATGGCCTCCAGCTGGGCCGCGGCCTGCTCAAAGGCGTCGGCGATTTCCAGGATGTAGCGCTTGCGGCCGGTGAGCGCGCACCAAATGACGAATTGCAGGCCCACCACGGTGGACTTGGCCTCGCCGCGCGGGGCGGCCACGCCCAGGCGCTGCCCGGCGGGCAGGTCCACCAGCTGGGGCAGCGTCGCGTCCAGCCAGGTGTGCAACACGGAGTCGCCGTACTTGGTGTAGTGCGGAAAGTAGGTGCGCCGGAAGAACGCGAAGTCGCCTTGCACCTGCGCCTTGCGTTCGGCCGAGGCCTTGGGGTCCGGTGCGAAGCCGGAGCACTCGGCCTCAATCTGCTGGCGCAGGGAGGTGGCCAGGTCGGCCAGCTCCTTGAGAAAGTCTTTCTTGCCGAACTTGGCGGGTATCTTGGCCATGGGCTACTCCTTGGCCAGCACTTCGCCGAAGGGCTCCAGAATCTCCACGAACGCGGCCGCGTGCTGGGGGAAGCGCTCGCGGATGAAGTCGGACAGCTTGTTGATGACGCCCAGGGCCGTGGCCAGCTTGTCCGTCTCGGGCAGCACCCGGCGGCTGGCCGCCACCGTCTTGTTGAAGCTGTCCGCAAGGCTGGCCAGCATGTCCACCTTCTGCGCCGCGCCAAGCTCCGGGTCGGTGTTGATGATGTCCATGAGCGCCTTGTGCTGCACCACGTAGTCGGCCAGCATCTGCCGGGCCACGTTCTCCATGCCCTCGCCGGCCAACAGATTGGCGGCGCGCAGCTTGTCCCAGTCATCGCCCGCCGCGCGCCCCGCGCGCTTCCACCGGGCGGCGGTGCTCTGCGGCACGCCGGCCTTGGTCGCCGCCTGCTCCAGCGGCAGGCGGTCGAACACGTAGGCCGCGCGCACGGCCTGGCGCTTGGCGTCCTCGTGGGCCATGGCTAGGCCCCTCCCATCTTGCCGCGGATGAGCCCCAGGCCCACGCTGATCATGTCGCTAACGCCCGGCTCCGGCCTTTTAACGCCCGGAGTCACCGCGCGGCCGCTGGCCACGTCCGCGCCGCGGCCGGTGAGGCGCGCCACGGTCATGTCCGCCACGGCCCCCAGCGTCGCCAAGCCCTGCTCGGCCAGCCAAGCCAGCTCCGTGGCCAGCTGGTCCGCGCTCACGGCATGACCGGCGGAGGCCAGACCTTCGCGCAGCACGAAGTCGTTCAACGCGTATTCCGGCGCGCAGGCCAGCAGGCGCAGGATGACCAGGCGGCGGTCCGCCGTCAGCAGTGCGGAAAAGCTCATTCTCCGTTCCTCCGCAAATGGTGTTCCAGCAGCAGGTTGAGCGGCCGCTCAATGCGCTGCATCAACTCCGCCTGCCCCTGCATGGTGGCCATGACCACTTTGACGTTGCCCTCGATCTCCGTGAGCTGCACCTGCATGCCCTGGACTTCGGCGGCCGTCGGCAAAGCCTTCTGCGCCTGTTCCAGCTTGGCCTGGTCCTGCGCCAATTGGGCTTGCGTCTGTGCCATGGCCTGGCAGCGCGCGCCGCACTGCTCCTGCCCCACGAACTGCTTGCGCAGGCTCCACAATCCCCAGGCCAGCAAACCCTGCACGACCACGAGCACGAGCGACAGGGCGTTAAATGCGATGCTCCACCGGTCCATCTAACGGGCCTCCTCATAGAGCTTGAGCAGCTTGTCGCGCTGGTCGGCCGTGGACCAGCACCACGCGCCGTAGTCGGCCAGGTGCGTCAGCAGGTCCGCCGGGCTGGCGCTCACGGGTGCGCCTTGGCGTACCCCGGCGTCAGCGGCGGCGGTGGCGTTGGCGCTTCCCGCAGGTCCGCCGGCACCGGAGGCGTCCGGCACTCCGCCGGGACCAAGACCGAGGGCGCGGTTGTAGGTGCGCAGGAAGTCAGGGCCAAAAGCGCAAGAATCCAGGCCAGCCGTCGCATTGGCGATCTCCTTCACGATGATGGTGCGGTTTGCGGCCAGGCGCTTGGTCGCCTCGCGGTGCTCCGTGGCCAGCGCGTCGGCGCGCAGCGTGGCCGTCTCATAGCGGTCCAGGGCCTTGGCCTTGCTTTCGGCCCAGGCATCGGCCTCGGCCTTCTGGAGCTTGGCCAGCTTGGCCTCGCCGTCGGCCGTGGCGGTGCTCCGCCCGTGGCGGTAGCCGCCCCAGCCGCAGGCCAGGCAGGCCACGATGAGCAGCAGCGCCGCGCCAAGGCCGAGGGCCAGCTTGCCCTTGCCGGTCGTGGGGTCGGCCACGGCTTTGATGATGGATGAAAAATCCATGATTTCCCCCTAGGCGTCCGGGTTGTCGGGCTTGGCGCTGGCCCCGGCCTGGGCCATGCCGGCCGTGCCGGCATGGGTGCGGGAACGGGTCAGGAAGCCTTGGCCGAAGGCGGCAACGCCGCCGCCGCCCAGCAGGATGCCCATGGCCTCGCCAAAGGCGGCGGCGCTGAAATCCTGGCCCTTCACCAGCGCGATGGACTGGAAGACCACGAGGGCGATGAAGCCGGCGAGCACCAGGGCCACGTGCGCCTCCGTGGGCACGGGGCTGGCGTTGAAGGCGCGCGGGAGAATCATGCGGGGTCCCCGTCGCCGGGCGTTAGGAACAGCTCGCGCTCGGCCGCGCGACGCGTCACCAGGCCCGGCAGCACGCGCCCGCGCGAACGCGTCCAGCGGCCGAACTCCTCGGCCGCGCCGTCCGGGTCGCCGGCATTCAGCTTGCGCAGCAGGGTGGAACCGCCAAGACCTTTTTCGCCAAGTCCGGCGTTGTACGCGAAGCTCACCAGGGCGGAGAACTGGTTGCCCGTCACCTCCACGGCCAGGAGCTGCTCCACGCCGGGCTCAAACTCCTCGGCCAGGCGACGGTCGAAGCGCTCTTCCGCCTCGTCCTTGGTGATGACTAGGCCGGGCACCACGTCCGAACCGGTATCGCCGTAGCCGATGGTCCACCGGCCCGCCGGGCAGCGGTAGGCCTTCAGCCGCAGGGATTCGGCGTCCTTGATGAGCTGACGGCCCGCAAGGTTGGTGCGGTACATGCTCGCCTCCTGTCGTTTTCAGGGGGCGAAAAGGACCGCCCCCACGTGCCGCCTATCCTAGGCGGCATGCAGGGGCGGGACAGGGTGAAAGGCTTCAGTGGGCGGAGCTAGACTGCCATGGCGAAGCGAAAGATGCACCAGGCGGCAAACAGGCCGATAGACCAATTCAAAGGGGCAAGCCTTGCTTTCCAGGCCGGCCAGCGTCTCGTTACCTCGGCATAGTTGGCGGCGATACCGAGCGCCGCGATCAGCGCGCCCTTAAGGTACACCGTGCTCCCAAAACCTTGTGCATACAAATCCTCAATAAGTCCAACACCTAAAAAAAGAGGGAAGATAAAGAGCACCGGGCCTGGATATTTTTTTATGGCCGCGCCCCCGATCCCGATGGCAATAGCAGCGGTAATGACCTCCGCAAACATTGAACCCTCCTGGGGGTTAACGGCGCGCCTCGGGCGCTGGCAGCTCCTGGCCGTCCTTGTCCAACGCCCACACGTCAAGTGGCAGCTTGTACGTCTCACGCACACGCAGCACGCGGCGCAGATAGCGCTCGTCGCCGGGCTTCTCTATGATCAAGACGATGCCGGGCGTCTTCCCGCTTTGGGCACCGTAGTTCAGGGCCTGGCCGATGGACTCCGCCCACTTCTTTCCGAAATCGAACTCGACAACATGCGTCGCATTGGCGCAGTCCGCCCGGCTCCTGTCGGCCATGATTACTTCCGTTTGCCCGCGGGAGCTGCACCAGGCCTCCTGGTACCAGCGCTCCGGGTGCTCATGCCCTCCAGCCAACGCGGAAGGGCAAATGCTGGCCAGCACGGCCACGGTGGCAAGGGCATAACGCATGGGAGGGGCATAGCACAGACGATACTGATTGCAACCCGTCATTTCCGCAGTTCCTTTAGGAGATCAGATAGCAGCCGTGCAATCTCGGACAGGGGCAGCAGCACGGCGGACAGGCCGGCGAGCGTCGCCCAGGCGGCGCGTTCGTCCCACACGTCCGCGGCGTAGGCGGCCAGGGTGAGCGCATCCAAAATGATGAACGCGCGCCAGATCACGGTTGCACCTCCCGCCCGAAGGCGTCCAAGGGCGTGACCTCATCACAGGGCACCCAGCCCACGCCTCCGGTCAGGTAGATCATCCACTCGCCGGAGTAGGCGCGGATGGGATCGCTGGCGGCCCAGGTCTGCACGGCGTTTGGCAGGCCCTCATTGACCGACGGACGCCAACGCACGCGGGCGCGCTGCTTGAGCAATGGGTGTGGCGGCTGGACCGGCGGCGAGGGGCAAACGCCCTCCAGCTCGGCCAGCACCATGTCGGCCACGCGCGGCAGGGGCACAAACTCCGGTCCCCCGGAGCCGGACACCCAGCGCCCGCTCAGGATGCTGCCTCGCTGTACGCGATGCAGGCCCGGTGCGGCCAGCTCATGGGCCCACTGCTCGGCCCGAGCGAGCCGCAGCTTCAACGTCTCTTTGCCCGAAAACTTGAGCAAGATTTCGCACCAAAATTCGCGCTTTTCTGCCATGATTTTCAGGCAAGCTACTTGCCCGCCCCCCTAATCTGGCCCAACGTGTCTTTCCAATCCTCCAAGAAAGTGGCCCAGCCGGTGCGAATACCGATACCCACGGAGAGGCCGAAGAGAACCACATACCCGGCAGCCCAGGCCAAATCCCGGAGAGGCCGGGGCAGGTCACGCACTGTCTTCATCATTTTCCCCCTCGGGCCCAGCGCTCTTCGGCATCGGCGCGATTGAACGCCGCCGCGGCGATTCTGGCCTTGCCCATGGCGTCCGCGTCCTCCGCCGCGGAGATCTCGTCGCCGGCGAACGCGCGGGGAAAGACACCGACGGTTTGCTTCCCCTCCGTGTCGTACACGATGGGCGTTCCGAACTTGCCGCGGGCTATGGTGTAACGGCTGGTCATGGTCGCCTCCTAGTAGATTCCCCGCGCCTCGCAGAGCCATTCGGGGATGTGCAGTTCAAGCGTGTCGCCGATCTTGGCGTCGGCGTACTCGCCGATCACCTTGGTGGGCAGCCAGAAAAGCTCGCCCTCGATGCGCACCAGCAGGGCGCGATCCCCGCGCACCTCCAGGATGGCCTCGTAGGGGTAGGTGTCCCAACGGCTCATGCTTCACCTCACGCCAGGAAGAGGCGGCCAGGAATAGACAATATTGCCAACGGCGACGACGACCTCTCTGCCGGGTGTTCCGTCTTTTTTGATCACGCGGCCGAGGCAAACCTTACTGCCCGCCACATCCACGCGGATCTCGCCGCTGCGATGGCGGCGTGATGAAATCCTGTCGTTTTCCTTGACTTTTTTCATCGCCTACCTCATCGGCTGCTCGTCAGGACCGGGCCGCCACGCCCAGCCGACCGCCCCGCGTGGGGGCGGTTTCGCGTCAGATCTCCAGCAACTTTAGCTGCACCGCCCCGCCGATGTTGACCGTGCTGGTGGCGGGCACGCGCTTGAGAATGGCGAAGATGCTCCGGTCGGACAGGTGATTTGCGCGAGCCAGGCGCTGCACGGCGTCGTTGCCGCTCATGGATTGGATCAACAGGTCGTAATCGCGGCAAATGGCCGCGTCGCGCGCGTGGCGCAAGGCGTCGGCGCAGCGCGGAATGTACAGGCCCGTGCTGCCGTAGCGCCGCACAATGGCCTCGGCCGCAGGTTCGCCCACGACTTCGGCCAACACCTTAAACCGTAGTTCGCCCGCGCGGTTCTCGCGCTTGGGCACGGGGAAGGTGGTCCCACCCAGGGCCTCCACCAGACGCAGCGCCTGGCGCAGGCCGATGGTTTCGGCCAGCTCCCGCGCCACCGCCGGCAAACGCTCCAGCGCCAGGCCGTCCAGAGAAGGGCTTGCGGGCTTCATGCGCACACCCCCTCCGCCTCGCGCTTGGCCCGGCGCTGGGCGTCCTTGGTCAGCGCGGCGATGATGCCGCGCAGTTGCTCAGGCTTGGCCCACTCCAGCTTGTCCAGCCCGTACATGCGCCGGGCCATGGCCATGGCGTAGGTCCAGGGCCGGCCGGCGTCCGCCAGCAGCGCCTCGATCTTGCCCAACAGCGGCGCGCAGCCTGGCGTCGCGCGCGGCTTGGGCTTGCGGCGCTCGGGCCGCGGGTCCGCGTCATCCCAGCCGCGCTTGCGCAGGGCGGCGATGACGAGCGTCAGCTGCTTCACCGACAGGTCGCCGGCGGAACGCTGCCCGGTGAGCGCCTCCAGCATGTCGCGGTAGGCGTCATCCTCCAGGCCCAAGGTCTTGGCGGCGATATGCACCTTGGCCAACAGACTGCGTCGGGATTCGGTTCGCATGGGGACTCCGTTTGGCTGCTCGTCAGGCCGGGCCCGCCACGGCCCGGCGACCGCCCCCCCGCATTGCGTTCGGAGTGGGGGCGGTTTCGCAGGAGGCCTAGGCGGCCTTGTCCGCCAGTTCCTCCAGGTTGAGCTCAATATAGAATTCGTCCGTGGTTTCGCGGACAACGCCTACGTCCTCCAGCTTGCCCTCGGGCCAGCCGCGCAGGGCTTCCTTGTCCACCTCGGCCTTGGTGCGGATGCCGTCCTTGAAACCCAGATCCTGGAGCCGCTGGAGGACCATGGCCCACGTGCGCTTGGCCATGAGGCGAAGCGCCGTAGCCCGACGGAAGCCAAGGGTGCCGAACACCAGCGTCTGACTGCGGTTGCGCACGTCGCCGAAGTGCTCGGCCTTGTTCTGCGTGGCGAAGACCGCCAGCGCGTCCTCCAGGCGCTTGCGGTTGGCGGCCAGCGGCTCCAGCTGGGCCTTGGCCGCCGCCTTGATCTGATCGACCTGCTCCTGCGCGCCGTCCTCGATCAGGCGCTGCTCGCGGTGAATTTCGCCCAGCTGGCGCAGGGCCTCGTCGGCCTGGAGCATGTCGGCGATGATGTAGGGCTGGGGCTTGGTTCTCGTGGCCATATGCGTTCTCCTTATTGCAGCCGCGCGGCTTCCACGGGCTGAGTGATTGGCAGGGGCTGGGCCTCCAGGCCGGCGGCGATTTCCTCGCATCCGGCCAGTACGTCCGCCACGCGGCGGGCGATGTCGCGCTGTTCCTCGGGCAGCTGCGCGGCCAGCATGCGCAACTTGGCCACGGAACTTTTGATCTTGTCGGCTAGCATGAGGCCTCCTCTCTGTTTGCAGGCTTGGGGTTGTGCGGGCAGGTCTGGCAGGCGCGCCACTGGCGCAGCGCGGCCGGACTGCTGGTGGGCACCGGGCCGCAATAGCGGCGGCAATAGTCCGGCCCGACGCCGCGGCCGGTGTGCGGGCAGTCCACGCGGGCGAAACGCTCCACAATCCGCGCGGCCATGCGGTTGGGGTTGCCGGGGTACTTTCCGGCGAGCAGCAGGCTCACCGACGGCCGCGAGACGCCCAGCTCCCGCGCCACGGCGGAGCGGCTGGAGTCCTGCACGGCCTGAGTCAAGAGCGCCAGCCAATCGCGGGGGGCGTCAGACATTGCGCACCTCCCCGGTGTTGGCATCGGTGACGGTGTGGCCGGCCTTGTTCCAGGCCGGGGCGCAGGGGCCGCTGTCGTTGATGAGCAGCCAACGCCGACCGACGCCAGGCGCGCGCTGGGGCAGCAAGGCCAGGTAGCCGGCGGCGGTGAGGGCGCGCAGATAGTTGGTCAAATCCAGGCGGGTGTTGCGCTCCTGTGTCGGGGAGGCGTTGGAGGGGAGCACCAGCGGGAGCAGCATGTCCACGTCCACCTTGCGGCGGATGCGTAGCGCCCGCCAAGCCTTGGCGCGCACGCTGCCCTTGTAGCGCTCCGCGCAGCCGCCCTTGCCGGGGCCGGAAACGACTTCCGTGCCGCCGGCCAGGGCCTCGCGCCCAGCCTTGGTGATGTTATGCACGCCCTGCACGCTCTCCGTGAGCCCACGGGCGGCCAGGCGCTTGCAGATGTCCCGCGCGGTGTCCTTGGCGACGCCCAGGGCCTCGGCGATGTCCCGCGTGAGCTTGGCCCCGCCGGACAGCAGGCGCAGCACCTCAAGCCCGCGCCAGGCCATTAGGCGCCTCTCTTACGGGCCACGACGCGCGGCCGTCTGGCCTGCCAGTCGTGGGTAATGGTCATGCCTTCCACGGCGGCCACGTCCACCTGCGCCAGACCATTCATCTTGCCCACGCGCTCCACGGTGGCGATGGCGTTCATGATCTCGCGCATGCGGCCGCCGGTCTGCCGGTGGATCTCCGCCACCAGGTCCGGGGCGATGGGCACCTCGGACAACTGCTGGCAGGTGAGCGCCACGTCCTCCAGGCTGGCCGGGCCGAACTCCACTACCTGCGCGATACGGCTGGATATCTGCTGGTGCTTGGCGATGCTGGTCTGAATGTCCTTCATGCCCACCAGCACGACCATGGTTTCGGTGCGGTCCGAAAAATCGCGGATCTTCTCCAGCACGGCGGCGTGGTCCTTGAGCGTGGCCTCGGCCTCGTCAACGACCAGCGGGATCTGTTGTGTGGCGATGACGGCCAAAAGCCTGTTAAAGAGCCCCTCGCTGGTGCCGCGCGGGTCCACGGCCAAGGCCTTGGCCAGCTCCACCAGGAAGTAACGCGGGGTCCAGTCGATATTGGCGCGCAGGAACACCGCGCCGGAGTCCACCGCCCAGTTGGTGAGCACCTCGCTCTTGCCGTAGCCGGGTTGGCCGAACACCAGCATCATGCCGGCCTCGGCCGCGCCGCGGCCTTCCACTGCGGCCACGCCGGCGGCGAAGCGCTCATAATTGCCGGTGCGCACAAACAGCTTTCTCACGTCATGCCTCCCGTTAGTGTTGCTCAGATGCTCGGGGTTTCTAACGCCGGGAAAAGTCGGGCCGGATCGAGCGCCAGGCCTTCGTACTCGTAGCGCTCGCGCAACAGGGCGTACTCGGTGCCCTCCAGGTACTCGGCCAGCCAGGCGCGGTCGGCGTCCGTCCACTCCTCCGTGTGGCGCATAAGCCAACGGAACTTGTCGGCGCTGGCCTGGAACATGGGGCGCTTGTCCGACCGGGGCGCGGCGGCGAGACTAGCCTCGCGCGCGGCCTCGGCCATGACATCGCGGATGCGTTCCAGATCGGCGGCGCTGGCCGGCGCGGGTTCCGGTTCCGGATCGGGGAGCGTGATGCACCGGGCGCTCAGGCTGTCCGCCATGAGGGCGGGCGCGCTTTCCGGAGCGGAGAGGGTCGCGCCGGGGGCGATGCGCTGGGCCTTGGCCTCCAGCCGCTTGAGCTGGGCGCGTTCGCGATTGGCGCGCGCCTCTTCGATGCGGGAAATAGGGAAGTAGTCCATGGCGTTGGCGTCGAGACGGGCCGTGCAGATCTTTTCGCCCGCCTCGGTCCAGACCGTGACGTAGGTGGAATCCCACACGTCGTAGCGCACCTGTACGATCTCGCCATGCAGCGGGGCCAGCTCCGGCGCGAAGTAGTCGCGGTTCCACAGGCGCACCATGCCGTTGGCCACCTTGCGCGTGGTGCCGGGCATAAAGAGGTCGTCCACCATGTCGGCGGGCACGGGCACAGGCTCGAACACGCGGCCCAGGCATTGGTGCCAGTAATCGTCCGGGCTCATGTTGCGGCGCTTGCCCGTGTTCGCGTCAACGATCTTGGGCAGAGCCTTGTGCGGGGTGGAGTTGTATTCCTCCACGCGGGCCAGCAGCACCTTCTTGAACGTCTCGAAGGTGGGCAGCAGCGCCGAGCGCCCGTGCTTTTTGAGCTGGGCGCGGGTGATCTTGAACACCTTGTGCGCCGCGTCCTCGTCCATGTCCGCGTGGGTGCAGGTGGCCAGCTGCTTTGAGGCGGGTACGCAGATGGTCTTGACCGCGCGCTCCATAAGGCCCTTGCCCTGCGGCCGGCCGGGAATGGCGTTGGCGATCTGGATGCCCAGGCGCGAGAGCATGCCCACGCCGGTGCCGGTCAGCACGTACGCGGTATAGCCGGGGCCGTTGTCGGTGTAGAACATGGCTGGGATGCCGCCGAACAGACAGGCCATGCGCAGGGCGTCCAGGGTGGCGGCGGCGCTTTCGGCCAGGGCCACGGAAACCCCCACGCAACGCCGGGTGGCGACATCCACAATCAGCACCACCTCGGGCTTGAACGGTCGGCCAGTGTCCGGGTGGGCGATTTCGGCGTCGAACGTGGTCCCGTCCGCCGTGTACACGTCGCCGGGCAGCAGCTTTTCCGTCTTGCGCTTCATGTGCGGCTTGAGGTGCAGCAGCGCATTGCCTGTCTTGCGCCCGGCCTCAAGATCCGGCTTGGCGATCTTGGCCAGGAAGCGTCGCACCGCGTCTATGGACGGCGCGCGGCTCGGCTGCTCGGCTTCCCAGACGCGCGCGAAGTCGCGGTGGGCCTCGGCCAAGCTGGGGTTCTGCGGCCGCTGGTAGTAGGAGAGAAAAAGCGGTGCCCAGGCGGGCACGCCCATATTCTTTTCCGGCGCGCGCGGCGCGAGCGCAAGCTCGCCGCCCTCGGCATAGAGCGCGCACCATTCGTACAGGCGGCGGCGCGACAGGCCGCGCCCTTCGCCATACTTGGCGTTGGCCACGGGGATGAGCTGCGCCAAGCGCTCGGCAAGATTGCCGCTGCGGGAGGCCTGCACCAGGTGGCGAATGGCCGATTCCTTGCCCGTGACGGCGCTCATGCGCTCCACCTCGCGCACAAAGGCCAACCGGGCCAGGGCGGTGTCGCGTTGGGCCGAGGTGAGGCGGGAGAGATCCCGCGACACGGCGGGCTCGTGCTGGACAATCGCCGGGGCCGATGTCTGCGCGACCGCCGGCAACGTCGCGCCCTGTTCGGTCAGTTCGGCGGCGATGATGGCGTCCTGCGTGGCCTTGGGCATGGACGCCAGCAGCCACTCGGACCCGCCCCCGCGGGCATGCCGCGGCCGTCCACGCCAGCCCTCACGGTGCGCGCGAAGTTGAACGGCTCGCTCCGTGCGGCCCAATAATTGTGCCGCTTCCTTTGTGCTATAGGCCTCCATAACTAGGCCGCCTGCTTACCCCTTTCGGGGATGTACAGCAGGTGCTCGGGCACGCCGAACTCGTCGCGCAGGGCCAACAGCACGCGCAAGTCGTTGCGGTTGCCGGCGATGGTTTCGGACACCTGAGTCTGCCGCAGCCCGAGACGTCGGGCGACTTCCGCCGCGTTGAGGCCCTGGCGATCCAGACACTCGCGAATTCGAAAGCGCACTCTCTGCCGCGCAGCGCGGCACTCCAAAGGCTTCATAGCAATTCCTCCAGCAACTTCTTTTGCTTGCGCGCCGCACGCTCGGACAGGCAGGCCCGACCGTAATCGCGCAGCTTGCGGTCATCCTCGGTCATCACGTCCAGCCCCAGGGCCCGCAACAACTCGCGCAGGGGAGAAATGTCCCGCGTCGCCGCACAGAAGACTGCAACGGCCAGGATGCCTGGCGTGTGGTCGCGGTCGTTGGGATTCAGCCACTTGTCGAGTGTGTCCTTGCTGACGGCCTTGGCGTTGCCCGCGGTGAGCCGGACGCCGGCGGCCTGCGCCACAGCGTTGATACGGTCCACCAGCTGCTTGCGTCCGGCCTCGTCCTCGCCGGCGGCGCGGTTCATGGCCGCGCGCATGGAGGGGAGCAGGCCGGAAAGCCTGCCTTGGTCATCATCAAAGAGGGATGCCTGCCGCATAGCGCGCCGCCCGTTTGGGTGAATGGCCTGTCCAAACTTTGTGGAGGCCGGGACGTTGACCCAGGTGTGCGGGGCTGGTAGGGATTTTCATGCCGTGTTCCTTACTGCCCGCAGTTCTTGAGTACATATTTAAGCTGAAAGTTGCAAGCTAAAATTTGTTTCGATGTTCTTTTTTTAAGTTTTAACCTTAACGCTTGAGTTTACAGCGTTAAGTTTATGGTTGTAACTTCGGAGTTTATTTCGGAGTCCATCGTGCCAACTGCGAAATTCGAAGAGCGCATCGCTCGTCTCATGGAAGCAGCCGGAACCAAGTCGGATTCTGAGCTGGCCCGTGCTCTTGGTATCCAACCTCAATCAGTGGCCGCAGCAAGAAAAAGGCAACAAATTCCCGGTGGTTGGGTTGAGGCGATCGCGGAGAGGTGCAACACCAGCGCCGACTGGCTGCTGTTCGGCACCATCTCGAAGGGAACGGCTTTCGACCGCCGCGAACGCAAGTCTTCGGGGGCGGCCACCGGTTCCCAGGGGCACATAATCCCGCAAATGGAGTGGGCCCGCGACGGCGCGGCAGTACCAACGCCTGTTGTGGCGGCCCAACACCTGGAGACGGTGGACAGCCATGATTGCCGCCTCGCCATGGTACCTATGGTCGAGGCGCGGCTTTCAGCCGGTACCGGCAGTTTCGTAACGGGGGGAGAGGAGGAGCGGCGCTACGCCTTCCGAGTGGACTTCCTTTCGCGCAAGGGCAGCCCGTCCAGCATGGTGCTCATGCGGGTCGATGGCGACAGCATGGAGCCGCGAATTTCGAATAACGACGTGGTGCTGATAGATCAGAGCCAGACAACCCCAAGGGCCGGTGGGCTTTATGCGGTCGGGGTAGAGGACCTAGTGTACATCAAGATGGTGGACACGCTGCCGGGCAGGATCATTCTCAAGAGCTTCAACCCGGCCTACCAGCCACTAGAGATCGACGCACGCGGTGACTTGGCGGATGGCATCCGGATCATCGGCCGCGCGGTTTGGATAGGGCGTGAGCTGTATTAACGCTCTGCCCACCGTTCCGCTTGCATTCTAGTGCCGAATCCGCCGCGTTTTCGTTCTACTTCCCGCCATTCCGTGCCAAATGGCCAAGCGCGGCAGCCATGCCCGCAAACGCTTGCGCCATGCGGCGTCTCCGGTTTTTCCCTTCCTCTTGGCCTAGTGCCAAAACGAATGCCTCCCCGGTCCCCGCGCGGGGGCGTGGATTGAAACCCCGCGGGCACCACGCTGGGCCTGGATGGCCTGGTCGCCCCCCGCGCGGGGGCGTGGATTGAAACCAGTAGCCTGGCAAATCCACCCGGCCCTGCAGCAGTCGCCCCCCGCGCG